GTACCGTGGGACACACGGGAAGTAACGCCTGTCTGACATCGTGTAAGACGCAACAACCTCGGTTGCTGCGCAGTGGTGGTTGATGCAGGAATCCCCCTGCTTTAGCTGTGGGGAGAATGTCAAAGAATATCTGGATGCTTTCATGCACTTTCAGGGGCTTGCGGTTTGCGTTCAGAAAGTCGCTACCGTTTTCCTTTACCCATATCAGCTCATACCGGTACAAGTCTTTCCCAGCGCTTACAAGGGCCGCTGTAAATGGCATATCGCTGTGCAGTGCTATAACGCCATTGCTTTTGATTATGCGCCTGTATTGCGCCCATAGCGGCTCCAGCGGGATGATGACATCCCATTTATTCCGCGTTGTACCATAGGGCAGGTCGCACAAAATCATGTCTATACTGCCTTCTGGTATCCCCTTCAAGATGTCCATGCAGTCTGCGCAGTATAGTTTCATGTGTCCCCCATATAGCAAAAGTGCCAGCCGAACTTTCAAGTTCAACTGGCACTTGGCAATTAAGCACTTGGCACGCTATTTCTTATTGATATTATAGCATATTATGCGCTAATATGCAAGTTTTTTATTTGCCGGTGCTGCCAAATCCTGCGTTGCCGCGTTCCCGCTCCGGCAGTTTATTGCATGGGTAAAAGTCGAAAGTTTCTACCTTTATAAACACGATTTGGGAAATTTTATCCCCAGAATTGACTTTATAATCCGTTTTTCCGTGATTATAGAGCTTTACGCAGATGCTCCCGGTATATCCTGCATCAATCACACCTTCGCTTGTCAGATCATGCTTAACATTCAGGCCGGATTTGCTTTTCAGGAACCCCACATAGCCCTGCGGAATGTCAATGTGCACGCCGGTATCAATTACAGCGCTTCCGTTCGCCGGAATCATCACATCAACAGGGCTTTTCAGGTCTGCACCTGCATCCCAGCCAAAATGTGCGTATTCTGGCATGTATGCGCCGTCATCCAGCACAACAGCAACCTGTTTGTGCACAGTATTGCAGCTTTTGCAGCAGTTATTTTTCATTTGTTCCCTCCTTAATCAGCAATCCCAAGTGCAGCGAACGAGAAGCACGGTAAAATCATCCATGCCCAAATTCCGTTGCCAGTAGAACGCACCATATAGGCGATGAATGCCAAAGTCGCAGTCAGTGCAAGCGCGTTGCCGATACTTTTCATATGTTCCTCCTTAAATTTTGTGTGCCAGAACCGCTTTCCCGTAAGTCGTGCCGTCTTTATCGGCAATCTTGAGAACGCCGTTAATACTCACTTTAGGCGGCTTTCTTTTGCTGTGTGCCGCCATCTGCGGGCTGCCATATCTTCCTTCTTTTCGGCATGCTTCGCACTTCTTTTCGTTCTTTTTTCTGGCAAAAACCCTCCCGCACCATTCACATTTGACAAGCGATTGCTCATTGCGTCTTGCGTTTTGCAGTGCAACAGCAGCTTCATGATGCTTTTTCTTGCATTCCGGGCAAAGTCGGGCTTTTGCGCTTCCCTCGAATTCCTTTTTACATTCAGTGCAAATCTTAACCATTTATTCACCCCCGTGCGTATGCTCCATGTAAATTACCGGCTCTTGGTTATCTTCCGTAACTGCAGCTCTTCCGACAGATACGCCAATGGAATAGGCTCCCGCAATCAAAATTGTGACAATCGCGGTGCCAAGAATTGAAAGTAAAATGTTCATTTTTGCTCCTTCCAAAGCCCTGAAATCTGTTTGCAGCACAGTGCAAACAGGTAAATCAGCAATGCGCCTATAAGCATCGCGCCCGGTGCTGCAACGAAGATCAGAGCAAGGCATTTGATTGTATAGATGCAGTTTGCGTCAAATACTGTCATGCGTCTTTCCCTCTTTTTGCACTTTCCATACCGCGTATAGAGCATTCATTACTCGCTGTCCTTCCGGCGTGGCGGAATCGAACGGTAAATACGCACTGATACATGCTTTCCTAATGGCTTTCAACGCATCACCGCGCCGAATCAAATCGTTTTCATCACCAAAATCTGAAATCTTCGGCACGCCGTCAAAAGAAATGCACTTGCTGTTTACTGGGTCAAAAAATGTTTGGTTCATTCTTCCCTCCGAAGCCACTTGATAGCAGCTTTCACGCTGTCAAACTCTTCGATATATGCATCGCCCGTGCTATTGTCGCAAGCTACCACGGCAGCGCCAACTTCACAATTTTCCAAAGATAGATACAATCCTTTTTTCTCCTCTCGGTGGTCGATTATGTAACTCATACATGCTTTATCAATGATTTTTACCAGGTTATTCGGCTGGATTGCGCCCGGAATCGGGCAGCCTATTGTTGTATTCATTCTGATACCTCCTCTAGTTGCTTGTCCTCAGATTTTTCATCATATCATCGGTTAAGTACAATGCCGCTCCAGCATATTTGTCATGGTATGTACCGTCCTCGTAGATTTTGCGCTCGTAGTAGTATTCTATATAACTATGGTCTTTTTCTGATTTTCGCATCGTTACAGAATCCATACGGTCTTCCTTATCGAGGATGTTGTCTCCGTCCTGAACGCCGTAGCATATATAATCTTTGTGGCCATATACACCACCATAGTTGTTTGTAAGCATTTCAGTAGTGACATAGGCATATACAATTTCTTGCTAGATAGAAACCGTCTTTGTTTCTACGACAGGGTTTTCTTTGAATGGGAACACCAGGACAAGCAGAACGAGCAGAGCGACTATACAAAATGTTACCAATAGTGCTTTCTTCATTCTGTTACCTCATCTACATCATTGTTCGTTACCTCTGCAAGCCAATATTCGCAGCGGCATTTGTCGCAATTAATCCCTTCGCACTCTTGAAAATCCGTTCCGAGAAAATTCACGCAGTAGAACTTTGGGCACAAGGAAAGCACGTGATTACTAATGGTTGCTTTTGGGAATACCTTCAAAAACTCACTCTGGCGGGTCTTAACGGGGTGCTCTTTTGCCCATTGCTCGACAATCTGCACAGCCTTTTCCACGTATTCGATTGTATCCATGATACAGCAGCAATTTTCTTTGTCTTGCAATGGGCATTCAGAACAACTGTCTTTGCTTTTGCACAATCTGAATTGGGTTTTCACATATTCAACTGCGTCCATAGTCTCACTCCTTACTAAATTTATCCATATTTTCAGGCGTTTCAAAGCTCATAATTGCTCCTCCGTTTCAGCCACATCAACCCCGATGTTTTGCAGCGTAACCTGCGCCCATGTGTCGGCCAGCTGGTCAACGCGATAGCTCGAATACTTTTCCGTGACAGGGCCGCTCATGGCGTTCTGGATTTTAACCAGCGTTGACGGCTTCAGTCCCACCTGATAGCAGGCCAGTAGGCATAAATACAGTGATCTCAAGGCAATATCCTGCCGTTCTTTCATCACTTCCTCATGCACTTTTGCGATTGATTCAGCTTCAAGCTTTGCAATATAAGCTTCCGCCTCTTTCTTGTAACAGGCCGGAAGCTGTATTTTGGCTTTCATGTTTATCTCCTCCTGTGGCCCGGCAGGCCGTGATTCCTCACATCCCGCCGGATTTTGTCTCCCCTGAGCACATCCGCTTCATTCAATGCCTACGCCTGCATGCGCTGCTTGCTGATGTCATCCATCTTGGCGCGGTATGCCAGATACTTTCCACAAGTGCTATGGCATAGCGTGTGGCGTTCCTGGCAGTGCTCACATGGGGCGGATAGTGTTCCGATCATTTTTTATTCTCCGTTCCTGATGTAATTTCCCCATTGTTCGGCCATTGCTTGAGCGATGCCAGGAAAAGTTTTGCTTCTGACTTTTCCCGAACGGCTGATAGTATCTTCCCACGTCCGCGCCTTTCCGCTCGGCAGCCTGCCAAACAATACTGCGTTGTCAGGCTTTGGAAGCCCTGTTCCATGTAGCACCGGAAGATTAACCAGCCAAAGCGATGTTGCTTTTGTAACGTAATTTTCTGTATCTTCTGTAGATTTTGCGAACATATATGGGTGAATCGTTTGGTCTGGTTTTCGATACGCCGTGTTCATAAATCCTATGGGATTTTCGATCGCTATTCGCTCCGCGTTTGCTGCGAAAAATCGCATAAAAAATACCGCGCCTTTTGCCCTCTCAACCCACCGTGCAACCACCTTTTCTGGTACTGTGCACCGCAAAGAAAAACTACGCGTTGCAACATTGCTAAGATATGTGCAAGGCGGGTGAGCGATCAGCAAATCCCATTTTCCTATTTCGTGCGTTTTGCCGTCCATTGTTACGACTTGCCCCCCCTCAATAGCTTTCAGGGCATCGCCCAAGATGTGCCATTCCGGGTGTCCGCCGGACGGTTCCTGAATATCGCAGCTGTATGCTTCAAATCCTCTTTCCCTGAATGCCTTGCAAACGGTCTGCGATTCTTCGCAGGCAATAAGAATTTTAGGAGGCATATGTTGAACGGTTTTCATGGTTCATTCAACTCCTGTATAACAATTTCCGTTCTTGGATTTTCTTTGTCGTAGAGCACACGGGAGCCGTCCACGCTGGCAATGATGGTGTTGTTATCGTCTGCAAGGATTTTTGCGGCTACCAGCGTGTCATGGGCGGCTTCGAGTAGGTTCGTTAAGTCCACGCGGCGGCGGGTTGGCATGTAGAACACCGCAGCAACGTGATAGCGCCCCGCCAGTGGGGTTTTCGGCTTTGGGGCAAGAAAAGTTATGGCTTGCCATTCGTAGCGCTTATAGGCGCTGCTAGGGGCTATGAACGGCATTCCCGTTTTTCGGTTCACCAAAATGCGCTGTGAGTTCTTTTTCGTGACCGGCGGCAGCGGGATGGTGTACTTGTAGATCACATGCCTTCCTCCCGTGCCTTTGCCCGGAATTCCGCTGCTTTCAGCTTCCATTGTGCTGCGTCATAAGCGCACTTTATCAACTTCTCGCTGTATTTTTCCATTTCCCGGTCAAGTTCAATCGTTTTTTCTGTGCAAGTCTGTGCAAGCTGCATGTACATTTCTCGGTTAGTCAATGTTTGTCACCTCACAAAATAGATGGAACGGCTTCACCCACGCAAAATCAAGCTGTCCGCAAGCGCCGTGCCTGTTCTTGACGATCTCAATCACGGTATCGCTTTCGCTTGGCGGGTCTTCTTCCCGCTGTTCTCGCAATTTGGTGTAGTGTTCCGGGTTAATGGCAAGAATCATGTCTGCATCGTGTTCAATGGTGGCGGAGCCGAACATGTCGGACATCTTGATAAGTCCCGTGTCGGCGGCTCTCGCGGCCTGTACAAGCTCAATGATGCAGATATGATATTTCATTGCCAGCTGCTTTAATCCCCGTGTAAGGGCCGCTAATTCGTCATTGCGCTTTTCTTTGGCGTTCGGTGGTGCCACAAGTCCCAGATGGTCAATGACAACCACTTCCGGTTTTCGCTCCTTGATGGTCAGTTCAACGTCTGCAAGGCTGGTCAGGCTGGAATCATCCAGAATCAGCTTGTACCGCCTTTTCAGGATTTCTGCATCCTCTGCAATCTTGCTTTCTTCCTCTTCGGTCAGCGCATGATTTGTGATGCGGATGCTGTCGATCTGTTCCCATCGGGAAAAGATTGCTGTGTAAAGCTGTTCCCGGCTCATTTCCATTGACTGGTACAGCGTCAGGCAGGTTTGCGATATCTGCGCCGCCATTTGTAGGGCCAGTGTAGATTTGCCTTTGCCGGGCCGGGCAGCAATTACTGTTACGCCGCTTCGTACAAGTCCGCCGGTCAGCTTATCCAGTGTTCCAAAACCCGTTTGGATGTTGTCATTCGGTTTTTTCAGCCATTGCAGGAAGTCCTCTATGCCATCAGCAAAGTCCTTTGCGCTGCGCTGGCGCTGGTGCTCCATGATGTGCTGCTGCTTTTCCATCATGGCAGCAACCGCGCCGAACATTTCATCCGCGTCTGCATCCGATGCCACAAGTTCGCCCATCTTGGCAATCATCAGCCGCTTCCGGTATCCATCCAGGACACAGTTGATGTAGGTGTTAAACCCGCTCACCGATGGAACTGTCTGGGCGCATTCGTAAGCAATCGCCTTGATGTTTTCTTTGCAGCGTGATATTATCGATACTGCATCCGCCCGTTCCCCTCTGCGATCAAGCTCCTTGCAAAGCAGGAAGATATCACCCAGGTCTTTGATGCTGAACATCTGCGCTGTAAGGCTTTTGAACGCTTCGCTTTGCCGGTCAGGCTCTATCAGCATGATGCCAATAACAGCTTTTTCCGCAACAGCTGTATTCATTTGCCTGCCTCCTTCCACCCAATGAGTTTGGGAACAACTCCGTTAATCAGTTCCTCACGTGTATATTCCCGGTCATAGATGGGAATCAGGTTTTTAGACTTGCGGGGTTCAGCAGGCGGCTGCGCTGTTTCGTCTTCCCATCGTTTTTGATTCAGCCAAGTAGCAGGATACGGAATATACTTGCCGCTATCTTTCTGCCACTGTTCTGTGGTCTTGAGGTACTCAAGGCTTTTCAAGATTGCGGACAAGGTAGATTCGTCAGTAACAAGCTTCTCAAATTTCTTGCGTGCATCTGCCTTGCCTGTCTTCTTGGGATAGGCTGACCAGAAGGTGTCAAATCGAGGATAAATCGCGTCAACCCCTTGGGGGGTATAGGGGGTATTCTTAACTTCTTTATTATTCTTTATATAAGGGTCTGTGTTAGCACTGTGTTGGTTCTGTGTTACCTGTTTGTTAGATTCTGTGTTAGTGCATTGGTAATCACTGTAATTATTCACCGTAAACACGCTAAATTTTCCGTGTTCACACTGTGTTATTTCTTGTGTTGATTTTAGATGACATAAAGCAGTGCGCACAGATTGAACAGATATGCCGGTATCTGTTGAAATTTGGCGGATAGATGCAACTGCCTGTCCGGTTTCCAAGTGAACCCCCTTGTAATAACAGGGTTCATAGCAGGCCAGAAATAGCAGATGCAGGAACACACATTTTGTTGGAGTGTCTGTGTACCACCCCCATTTCATCATGCGGCGGTACAGCTTGATGTACCCTTCGTTTGCCATTTTTCAAAACTCCTGTGCTTGTACCATATCGTCCGTCCACTGCGTCCCATGTACAAAACCCAATTTCATCACCTGCCTTTCGCTCAAAAATTAAAAGGGAGATCACCGTCATCTTCAATCGGCTCGTACTCATTGTTTGCCGCCACAGGCGCAGAAACGGCCCTATTAGCCACGTTCTGACTTTGGGCGGGTTCTTTATTGCCTGCGAACGAAACGTTGTTTACAACCACCTCTACGGCGTTCCTGTTGTTGCCGCTCTTGTCCTGATAGTTCCGGCTCTGCAAACGGCCCTCAACGGCGATCATGGAACCTTTCTGAAAATAGCGGCAGACAAACTCTGCGCTCTTGTCCCATGCCACAATGTCGAAGAAATCCGCCTGGTTCTGGCCGTTGGCATCCTTGCGCCCCCGGTCTACCGCAACGCGGAACGATGCAACATTTTTACCTGTTGTAGTCTGGCGCAGCTGAGGGTCAGCAACCAGTCTTCCCATAAGTGCAACTACATTCAACATGTCTTTAATCCTCCAAATAATTCTTTCCAAACCGCCGGGCAAACTCTTCCTTTGTCCAGCTGTAATCCCTCATTGCCACACGCTGTGCGGTCTTTTTAAGTTCAAGCCGCATCCCGGCATCCAGCCCTTCCACCCTGGGCCAGCACTGCTTTTCGCCGTGAATCCATCTGTGGCAATCTGGGCAAACCAAAATCCACAGGCCAAGAGCTTTGCTTTTTGTCCGGTTCTGGCCGTAGAGCACTTCATGCCGTACCAAAGCGTGGCCGTTAAGGCAGCAATAACACTGTGGGTGGCCGAACATGTCTTTCTTGTTTGGCATGATGGACGGTGCATAGCCGTTGGAATCAAGTACAACGCCAAATTCGTTTTTCATTCTTGCTTTTCCTCAATTTTTAAGCATGTCTTTGATATCATTAAAAGCAGCAACCATCCCAGCGTAAAAAGCAAGCGTTGTCATGCTCTTAATGTCATCTTTGCTTACGGATTCAAAAGATGTAAAAAGAGACCGCGATGCGGAATCAGATGCCTTGCGAAAAGCCTGCACAAATTCATCGTTTGTTTGCTTCATCGTCCGTCAGTCCTTTCAGCTTTGCAATTTCGTCCGGTGTCATTGTGGGGATTCCCTGCTGCTGGCACTCCTGCACAATCAGTTCCAACAGGCGGTGCATCTGCTTGCTGTCGTATACACTGGAACCATACCAGCATTGCAGAGTGCAGAACGTGCCGTTTGGTGTAGGCATGGTATCCAGCAAAACAACCTGCCAGCCCTGTCCCTGGCTTTCCCATCCGCGCTTAAAGGTTTCTATTGCTTCCTGCTTGATGGTGACGATATCGCTTGCACCTGCAACATCCCGCACAAGGTCGCGATAAATCTCAACAGCAGGCTTTTTCAGCTTTTCGGCAAGCTGGTTCATGAGTGTCCACGCATAAGCGTTAGAAGTCAGGCTGCGCTTTTTCCGTACCTCGCCAAAAACACCTGCAAACAGCTTTCCGGGGCCGGATTTGACTTCGTTCGCAAAGTTCTGCGCTTCCTCCATGTCTGGCTTGCTTTTAAGACGAAGCATCAAAATCTCACCCATCAAGGTAGCATCCGCGATGTTGATTGTATGGCTCATTTTCTGCGCTCAAACTCCTTTGCAACTCCGCGCCAGTCGTCGGCGGTGAAGTCCTTATAGGCTTTGCCGATGAAGGTTCGCGCTTCATCGTTGACGGCCTTGTTGTCTTTGCCTGTGCGTTGGGCGTAACCTTTTAGCGCGGTCAGAGCCAAGTCCTTTACAGCTTGCAGAGTAACTTCCGGTGCAGCTGTAACTTGCTGTGGCTCTTCTTCGTACCGTTCCTTAAATTCATCCGCTTCACTGTCGGAGTAAATGCCATCAAATGCCAGCTTGCAGATTTTAAGGACAACGCGATCAAACAACCGCTTATAAGCCATCGCGTAAGGATAAGCGTTCTTGCAATTCGTTTGGGACGCTTCACCAATTTCATAAATGCCTTGCGCTTTATTTACGTAGGTGAACACAAGTGAATTGCCGTAGCCGGATTTGTCAACAGACACGCACTCAGGGTTGAATTTGTCCTTCTCCGGCATATTGTCGTTGATTTTAAGACAAGCATTGTGGTTGATAATCAGGCCTGTGTACGCCATCTTCCCGGATTTGGTTTCGTTCATGAGAATCCAAAAATCAGATTCTTTAAGGTATGGGCGATCTGCAATCGCCTTTAACGCTTTATCACGGCTTGCAATATATTTGGGGGTCTGCATAACGGGAATCTCCTGCCGAGATTTAGTAGAATATTCCGTTTTCTTCTCATTAAACATCAGACAGCTTCTCCTTTCAGATTGGGGGCGCTCATGCCTTTTCCTCCTTTTTCACAGTCCCGTTCACAGTCAGCTTTTCCGGCTCTCTGGTGAACGTGATATTCAGTGTTCCGCACGCTTCAATGCCGAGATTTTCTTCCTTTTTCAGGCTTTTCATCATCTCGTAGATTAGTTTTTCAATGCCATAGGTTTGCCCATCAACACGGATGGTTGTAAAGTTTTCCGAGCAGTAAAGGCTTCCTGTGGCTTCAATGTTATAGTTCTTCAGTTCCATCGTTATCCTCCCTTACCGTGCTATCAATGCACGTTTCGCCCCAAATGCAATCCTCGCACATAATGGGGTGGCCGTATTCGTCCGCTGCGCCGCAGCCGGGAAAGTCAAGATCAGTCATTGTTTGCTTTCTCCAATTCATCAAGTCGCTTTGCCATGCCGCTCATTGCAGCGCAGTAGGCGGCGCGAATCTGGCTGTATTTCCATTGTTCGCTGTTGTTCGTGTCCAGGATTGCGATTTGGACAGTTTCAAAAAACACCTGGTATTTTTGCGGGTCATTGTATTCAAATGCCATCTCGATGTCAAAAGAGTTCATGCAAACACCTCCCGCAGCGTAATAGCGGCCCATCCGCCCAGCAGGCAGGCAATAAGCCCGGCCAAAGATGCGACACCGCCGCCCTCTGCAAGGCCAGCAGCGGCGCAAATGGTGCCGATTGCACAACCCAGCAGGGTAAAGTTTGCAAAGCACTTGCAAACCGGAACAATATGGGCTAAAATAGACTTGTGAAACCGGAAAATTTCACGTTTTTTGCCGTTTAGTGTATTGCAGTACACTGGGCGGCTCTTTTTGTTTGCAGTCATGTTAGTGTCCTTTCTTGTTGTTTCCGCCGATCACATTGCCGTTGTCATCAAGTTCATCCCACAGGTAAGTACCCTTTCCGCTGTTGCGCCACTGGCCGATACCGCGCATTCTGCCGTAATTCAGGCATTCACGCACCATATCTTCCAATTTCGGGTCAAGGCACTCAACCTCAAATTCAATGGTGCTGCCTTCCGGCACGGTTTCGCTTTTGGCAATGCTGATGCGCTCACCCATCGGTGTCTGTGCCCGCAAAGAACGCTCACAGTAGCCCATCTTTAACCCGTGCGTATTGTAATGAATCTCGCGCGGATAAACAAAAATCAGGCCGTCAATGGCTTTCTTATAAGCTTTCAGCGCAGCGCAGGCTTTGCCGCCGGAATAGCCTGCCTTGCCAGCTTTTGCAAGCATCTGGCAAGAATCTTTGAACATGCCCTTAACCTGGTAATTGTACTGGAACGGCGTACCGTCTGCGGATTTGTAAAATACCGTGATACGGTCTTCCGCATTCTGGGCCTTGATGTTGTCAATTTCCTCTGCGGAAAGCTCGCTGGTGGGTGCTTTGCTGGCAATATAGGTTGCCAGCAGGTCTTCATTGCTTGGGGCGCTGCCCAACGCTTCTTCGGTCAATGTAATTCGTACTTTCATAGTTTTTCCTCCTGTAATAAAATTTCGGTTTCGGTGCGGTTCCAGTGCATGTCTGCGCTATTCCGGTGCAGATCAGCTCCGTGCTATTCCATTGCAAATCGGTTCGGTGCCACTCCATTGCATATCTGAGCATGTCTAGGCGATTCCTCTGCTCAACAATTCAAATCATGTCTTAGCGGTTCCGTTTCGTAGCGACTCACAGCTTCTCTTTACTATTCATCTCCGCTACCGTTCGCGGCTGCTCCATGCAATTCCAAAGCAGGTCGAATCAAAGCATTTCTGTTGCCATGCATTGCATATCACCGCAGGTCATATCAAGGCTATTCCAAAGCGTTTCTTCTCAAATCCATTCCGTTGCCAGTCCGGTCATCGCTACTCCGTTGCGGTTTCAAGTCGTTGCTTTTCCTTGCCATTCCGGGGCTTGTCATCTCGTCTCTGTGGTATGCAATTCCTCCGCATTTCCATGCTTTTCCCAGCCGAACAATTCCTTTGCCGAGCTGCGCATTTCCAGTGCGTATCCTTGCCTCTCTGTTCTAGCGCCATGCAAGGCGTCGCGTGGCCTTTCCAACGCTTGTATGTCGGAAATCAGCAGATAAGGCTTGCAATTTGTTCAACGGTTAAATCACGGAAGCTACCGTAATGCTGCCATACCCAGCCACGAGATTTGCCAAGAAGCTTAGCAACCTTTGTGGGGCCAAACAACAGTTGGCCGGGGTAAAGTTCAGCAGCGCGGGCGCGGATGCCAACAAGGGTTTCTTGGTAATGGGGCTTTTCACGGGGCATATGCTCCCCTCCTTTCAAAACCTCACGGCCCCCATAATGCTGATTGCAAGGGCCAGAACGGATAAGAGCAACGCCACATCTTCCTTACTCATGCGTTTCACTCCTTTTCTTCAAATCGGCCAAATTAAAATGGCCGGTTGTGATGTGCATGTTGTTCGGGTCGCCAAGAACAGTTTCGTTTTTTACGTCCTTGAACGTAACTTCCGGCGGAATCTTGATGTCGGGGCCGACTTTCAGGTCAATCTCATGTGCCGTCTGGGTAACAGTGGTATTCCCAAAACTGGTTACGCTTTTATCGTTCATATGTTTCTCTCCTTTCACAAAGCTTTCAAACACAGCAGCCGGAAGGTTTCGCGGCCTTTAGGGGTTACTAGGGTTTGGATGCCGCTCCAGTTGGTCTTTTCGTTGTAACATTCCTTGACTTCAAACAAGCCATCACTGCGGTCTGCATACGCCATGAGCTTGCCGCGCTGGTTGCGGAAAATGTATTTCTTGTCAATCAGGAAGCGGATAAAAGCCTTTTCGCTGATTCCAAGCTCTTTTGCGGTCTCGCGGAAATTGGTGAGTGTATTCCGGTCAACCAGTTCGTCAAAATATTCCGCTTTCGGCTGCATGATGGTGTTCTGAACCGTCAGTTCCGAAATTCTGGCATCGCGTTCAGCCAAAGTTTTGTTGGCAACCAGCAGGGCTTTCGCCATCAATTCCTCCGGGGTCATCTGTTCCTGCCCGGCGATGTAACCGCCGTTCTTGCGGATGCTGGGTAAAACTTCACTCGTGACCCAGCGTTTGAACTGTTTTGCGGTGGGAAGTTTGCTGGACAGAATCAGGCTGTAAAGGCCTGATTCGTTAATAATGGTGGTTTCCTTAACACCAAACTGGGTGGTGATTTGCCACCCAGTTTTTTCATCCTCATCAACATGGGTTTTTAGGGCGTTCACAGTATCCTTGTACCCAAGCACAGAAGCAACATCCTTGCCAACAAACCACGGTTCGCCGTTCATCTCTACCGTGCGTACATCGTTGTTTTCGTACTTGAAAATTTGTATGTTGTTCATTGTTCACCTCCACACTCATCAGAAAAATGCAGCTCCATCAAGTCGGCAATTGCGAGATATTCTTTGGCGTATTTGCTATCGCCGTGGGTTTTCTTGACGATCTCACGGAACTGCGCCAAATCACCATAAAAGCAACCACACTGTACGCGAAGAATTTTATCCTTGCAGCGGAAAAATGTGGTCGTGCGGAAACATCTGCCAAACCCTTTGACGACGGCATAGTCAGCGTCGTCGGAGACCTGCGCGTTGCCGTAGACCCACGCGTCGCCGTCGTGGGAAAGATTATCTTCCTTCTCAATAAATCCGCCGAGTTCTCCCTTCTCGACGTTGCCAAAAGCGACGAGAGCCTTAATGCGGAACAGCTTCTTCCCGAAAACGTTCGTTACAAATTCGGCGGTAAGTTCAAATTTCTTCATGGTTGGATTCCTCCTTAAAATACAGCCCGCACAGCAGATTCAGCGCCAACAGGGCGGAGAGAGCGGCGGGGGTGTTTTGCTGTCCTGCATCAAGGTTCCACCTCCGTGCTACATTCAGTGAACAAGTAATCCAGCGTGCAGCCTTTGAGCGCCCCTTGAATGGCTTTCATCTCGCGCAGGGTAAATTGGGAGTGCCCGGTCAGTTTGTTTTGCATGGTAGCGCGGGAAATTCCAATATGCTGCGCAAGGTCTTTCTGCGTACAACGCTGCTTTTTAAGCTCAATCAATAGGTTTGGGAACACTGGGTTTCACCTCTTTCTTTGTTTTCGCGTTCGGCACGCTTGGCCCAATAGTTGGCGTTGTATTCGTGTACCCGGTCTTTGTTTTTTGCTCGCCACGCTTTGTAGTAAGCCTGGCGGGCTTCTTTTGCCGCATCGCTCATCCCAGTGGTGTGGGTTGCGTTTTTATCGTTCATTGTTTCACCTCCAGCCATAAATTCATTGCTCGCTGCGGTTCTGCATGATATAATCGCCATTAGAAAGGGGGTGCAATAGTTTGAACTACTTTGTCTTAGCGCTCATTGTGGTCATAGGGTATAGAATCTTATTTTGCCTATCTGGGTATATTAGAGCCGATTACTATGAGCGCAAATACAAAAAGTACATAACTGGAAAAGAAACAGATTTTGCAAGCTGTACTGCTCCGATTAAAAAGCTGCTTAAACAGGCAAAAATTCCAGATTCGACTGTTACGGTTGTTGAACCTATTGGCTATGGTAACTATCAATCCGTTCAAGTCAGCGTTCTTGAAAATTTGTCCGTAAAACGCAGTGATGTTATGGCGGACGCATTAAACATGCTCGCTAAAGTCAAGGGAACCTTTCTAATGAACTTGAGGGAATGTTTTTCCCCTCTGTATTGGGTGCAGTTGGTTTTGTTTCTTCCTGTAAAACTTTGTGATTATTTAGGTGTGTCAGAAAATCATTTAATACCAAAGCTCTTACAAGTTGTTTACTGGGTATTAGTTCCTCTGTTGCTGGTCTTGCGTAACCAGCTGTACCATCTCATCATCCAGCTTATCCAGCAGGCGGAGTAAAAACTTGCTCACCAGAATAAGCCCTCTGGCATCTACCTTTTCGGCAGATGCCATATTTTTTTGAGCATCTGCAAGATTGGTCAGGATTGCGCCTTGCATGATGCGCTTGCGGGAGCATTTCAAGGTTTCACCTCCTTCAATAGCTCGTCTACCGTGCAGCCGTAAAGTTTGGCAATCTTGGAAAGTGTCGCCGCGCGGGGGGATGTTTTACCAGTCTCCCAAAGGCAAACTGCCGATTGGTCAACGCCAAGAGCCTTTGCCACCTGGGACTGAGTAAGGCCCGCTTTCTGTCGAGCCTGAAAAAATGTCATTTATCTCACCTCCTATATGCAAAATAATGAGATTATCTCATTGACAAACAAGAGGCATAAAGCTATAATGAAATTGTCGAAAATCATTGGTAAGCCGCTGAAACATGGGGCTTGGCTTTTGCTTTGCTTGTTTGTATGTTATGATTATATCTCATTTACTTCATAATTGCAATAGCAAATGTTCATCTTCTTCATGTTTGGCGGTAAGTACAAAATGAGGGAGTCTAATTTGTATGTTTTGGACAGTTTTTTCAAATCTTTGCGCTAACGCAAATATATCTCCTAACGCAGTCGCAACAGAATTAAAAATTCCATCTGGTTCAATAACGGCTTGGCACAATGGAGCAATACCAAGAACAAAATCACTTACAAAAATCGCAAATTATTTTGACGTAACACCAGATTACCTGTTGCACGGCGATGAACAAACAAAAAAGCCCACCGCACAAGGCGGTGAGCTTACTGAAAAAGATGTAGCACTTATTAACTGGTTTCGTTCTCTGCCTGAAGAAAAGCAGCGCGCAATCCTAGTTTCTCAAGACGCTCCAGAAGAACTTCTCGATTAGTATGCACTAAGCGCAAAAATTCTTTTTCTTCTTCTGTAAGTTTCTGCATATGTTTCCTCCTAAATATTTAATAAGGTTGTGTTTTCATGGATAAACTTAAAGGCTGTGTGATGGGGTGCGCCAAAGTTTATGTTGTGCTTCTTTTGGTCGGAGCCCTTTCCATACTGTTGGGAGATTGGTTTGCTGTCGCCTTCATTATTGCAATACCAACTTACTTCATCGTGTTTAACATCCGCGTATACCTTTACTTCAATGGCCAAGAATTTGCGTCTATGAAATCCCGTATTTCTTCCCACATTAAGGATTGCAATGATCTGAACATCCATATTGGTGAACTGAAAAATGCAGCCCTTGTTATCAACCGCACAGACTATGGAGTTGGGCAGTATTACGATGACAGCCAGTGGAATGTTCACCGAGATTTGCATAAGAGCTATGAGCCTAACGTCTATCACTGCTCACGCACCGTGTGCGATAATGCCAGCAACGCGCCGTTCCGGTATATCTGCAAGTATTTTGGGATTGCAGCAGATGAAAAGACGCTTGAAAAGTTTGAATTTATGCTGAATGACTTTTCTGCCGCCGAAGAAGGCAAGCGCCTGTTGATGGAACAGCGGGCCGGGATTATGCAGAGTATCAACAACGAAGTGCCAGGCTTTATCAAAAAGCATTATGCTGCTCGGCTAGAAACGGAGCTTGGCTTTGAGCCTGTGGATTTAAGCCCGATCAGCTATCCCAAATACGTTTTTAAGTACACCAGCCCTGCCGGATATACCGGCACTCACTATGATGTTGTAATGGACATTGACAACCTTGACCGCTTTGTGGCTTATCTTTCCGATAAAATCGAATTTGCCAAAAGCGTTGCCGGTCAGCGTTCCCTGATGACCCGTGCGCTGCGTGAACACATCAAAGAGCGCGACCATTATACCTGCCGCCGATGCGGCGCATCCCTTGCGGTAGAACCCCACCTGCTGCTTGAAATCGACCACATTGTGCCCCTGTCCAAAGGCGGCATGACAACTGAAAGCAACCTGCAAACCCTCTGCTGGCGCTGCAATAGAAGCAAGGGGGATAAGGTGGAGTGGTGAGTTAGGTAAGAATCATCTTGATGATCATCAGCTGCATTACAATACTCAGCCCGATGGGCAAAAGTACCAACAACAACATGCCGATGGTGTATCCGTTGGATGCTTTGATGTCGTTCATCTCGCGGCGCAGAAAATCTTCGTTAATCATATTCTTCATCCTTTCAAAGTAGCGGCAATGATAAAAAGCAGCATCGTAAGCCCAAACCATACCCATGCGGCGGTGTAAAGGTAATCCGCAATGGTGAAAATGGTGCTCTGGATATTGCCCAAGCGCCGAATCTTCTCGTATGCGGCCAGAATGTTTTCATCCGGCTGGTTCTGATTTTTTTCGTCTGGCATGTTTTTTCTCCTTGTGGGGTGTATAATGAATTTAGATATTGAGGTTTTTGACAGTTTTATTGATAACAAAACCTACAAAAAGTTAAAGTGGATGTGCAAAAAGCAGGACTTTTACATATCCGATTATTTCAAAAGATACGGTTCAAATTCAGAGGAACAATACTTTTTGAAGTTCCTCGCAAAGCAGAATTACGCTAATATCTGTACGAAAGATAAAAAATATGCTACTGACAAAGATCTTGCCCAGTTTACAAAAGCGGATTTGGAGCAGCGTATTCTTCACGTGACAGGTTCGTTAAGGCGATACGTTGAAAAGCGAAAATACAACAAAAGAATTGATGTTATCCCTATTATTATTTCGCTGTTTTCTTTGGCAATAAGTGTTTATTCTTTGTATGTAAGTCTCGATAAAGGCCCAAAGAACGTTAGCATTGTTTCATGGCCCGCTACAGCGGAAACCGCACAGCAGGTTGAAGAAACGGATTATATACGGTAAGGGATATCCGGATCTTTCCCAATCTCTTTGCAGAACGCAATGTAATTATCAACGCAGTCAATGATCGCTTGCCCGATTCCGTCAACGGTTTCTGCGTGATAGTCAACCAAATCTTTGATACCATCAATCTTGCCGTAATAGATTTTATCGTATGGGTCGTATTCCGGCGTTGTAGTATAGCCTTTATAAAGGATTTTTACGGGGAATAACAATCCGGTATCGGGAACAGGTTCTCCATTTAATGTACATCCCCTATCGCCATATGTATAATCAATCCCCAGCTGGTCACAAAGTTGTATTGCCAGTTTGGTTGCTGATATTTGCTTTTCTATGTCAGTCATTGTTCCTCCCCGCATCAGTTGTAAGTTGTTGTTTTGACAACTCTATGTTGTACTTACATCTTATTACAGATTGCCGTAACGGTCAATTAGCAAAACGCACAAATTTCAGGTTTCGCGCTTTACTGTCCGGTTTTTCGGCCTTTTGCGTCCGTGCTTTGGTGGGATGGTTAAATCAGGCAGTTTCATGGCTGTTTTCCCTCCGTGCTCGGTCTTGCAGCACAGCGCGATACAAGGCTTCAATGGTTGCCGCATTACGGTTTTGGTAATTCTTTAGACGTTCCACGTTATTCATTGTTGATTCCTCCTGTGTTTTTTGACTACAGTAAGAATCTTAACATGTTTTTTATGCCATGGCTTCCATTTATTTCCATGGCATTTTTTGAAGAAATATTTCTTTATATTTTCTTAATTGCTGCGGTATAAAAATTTTACCGCATTTGAAGTGCAAAACATGTAAAAAATTGAGGGTGATGAAATGGAAAGTAGAGCTGATTTCCGAGAACGTGAAGGACTTATTCTTTCGCAGTGCCGGTTGGAATCCGGGCTTTCGCAAGAATATGTAGCTAGGCAGATGGATGTGAACATCCGCACGGTGCGCAACTGGGAAGAAGGGCTTTCCCCTATCCGAAACGATGATCTGTTGATGTGGTTCGCCGTCTGCAAACAATCCCCCTGGCGCTGGCTGCAGCGCATCTGGATGCCGTCTGCATTTAGCGATACCGATACTCCAAACTGGACGGACGAGCAGGTAGACAAGGCACTTTCTGATTATATCGCCCAGATGCCGAGCCTGTACAAGCGCCGCCTGCTGTATATCCTGTGTGGGGCGCATGGAAGCGATTGGGCGGGCCAGATAGACTTGTTATGCGCTAACGCTCATACGTCCATGCAAAGCCGTGTACGCGTCTGTCAGGCCGTAATACAGAACTACCGGATAGATACCGCAACTGGGAATGACCCCTGCCCAAAAAGCACCAAGCCGGACTTTGACCGCCTGCAAATATGCCTGCAAGCCGGAGAAGCTGCCGTTCTGGCAGGCAACGGCGAATATAACGCAAGGGAAAAATAAAAAATCCCCTGCCGGTGGTGCCACACCAGCAAGGGATAAAGGGCCGTCAACATGAAAAGTTGACGGTTTCATTATAAAACATTTTTCGGAGGGCTGCAAGATGAAAAAAGATTTGACAGTTGGGCTTGTGCTCAGAAAAGACGGAAGATACCAGCGGAAAGAGATGATAGGTGGCGTTTGGAAAACCTTTTCAGCTAAGACACCAGCAGAGGTCTGGCAAAAGGTTGAGGATGCCAAAGAAGAGCAGGAAGAAAAGGAACGAATTGAAGAAGAGCGTTCAAATGCTGGGCCGCTGTTCAGCGAAATTGCAAAAGAATATATCCGCGTTGTGCAGGGCATGAAAAGCGGAACGCAAAAAAGCTACCTGCCTGCCGTTAAGCGGGCTACTGACGAGTTTGGCGAATACCACATGCGGGAAATTGAGCCTTACATGATCGCGGAATTTCTGCGCGGGCCTGAAATGGCAGGGCGGGCTGCCACAACGGTATCAAACCAAAAGACTGTGATAAACAACATCTTTCAGTATTGGATTGACAGTCCAAAGTGGCGCGGAGATATAAACCCGGCAACGCAAACTAAAATGCCGCGCGGCCTGCATAAGGGCAAACGACAGCCCCCTACAAACGAGCAAGTGGCAGTGGTAAAGGAACATTACCTTGACCCCGATGCGCTCCCTGCGGTGGCTTATCTTTGCACTGGCGAGCGCAAGGGCGAAATGTGCGCCATACAGCTGCGTGATATTGACTTTGATAAAAACATCATCCACATCACAAAAACGATAGAGCACAAGGGCAATGCCGCTGTGATAAGGGATTATGGCAAAACCCCGGCAGCAATCAGGCAAGTGCCGCTGCTTTCCATGCTAAAAGAAGCCCTACAGCCCATCCGAAAAATGCCAAAAGACACATACATTATTGGCCTTGATACAAAGCCTGTAAGCAAAAGCCGCTATGATCGTATGTGGCAAAAGTTCTGGCGAAAATACGGCGTGGCAAAGCCGGTGCCCAGAACCAAAAGCGTTGTAAAGCACGGCAAGAATGTAACCGTTGCATATACTGATTGGAAAGTTCCTGTGTGTGGGCACCAATTCCGGCACGAATATGTCTGCATGCTTGCAATGGCCGGTGTGCCGGAAGAGATTGCAATTCAGCTTGTGGGCCATGCAAACGCCAAAATGATTCATGAAGTTTATTTAGCCCTTAAGCCCCAAATGATTGAGGAAGCACGGAAAAAGCTTGAAGCTGTTTTGTCAAATGTTAATTAAGGGATGCCCCTACTTAATGTTGCAAAAAAAAATTTATGCGCTGCGGTGGTTCAACCACTTCGGCGCATTTTTTTGCACCAAATCCGCACCAAAATCCCGATAACCCGGATTGCAAAACAATGTATAAAATTTTTGCACCATGAATGCACCATGAATAATATACATTTTTGAACGTTTTTGAACAGATTTGAACAAAGAAAAAACCGCTAAGCATCGTCACTTAGCGGTTTTTTGTCGGTGCAACAGCCGTATTCATTTTGGTCCGAGTGGCGAGAGTCGAACTCTATTACATTAACGTATTATCGTATAAATACTGCATGTGCACCAAAATTGCACCTGTGCAATTTGACGGAAAACTTTGCAGCCCTATATTTGGTATTGCAAATCTCACCCTATAATAATGGACAAAACTTTTATTTAGTTCTTTTCAAATCGTGCATCAATCCTGCATACGTTTCCGGTTTTGCTTCCTTTAGTGCGTCCATGAATTCATCCAGCACACGCCAAGCATGGCCGGAGTCTGCGCTTTTCATAGTTTCCAAAAATTCACTCATTCCACAACACACTCGTAATATTTTTCCACTTTGTTTTTGGAAGCATCTTTGTCATTGATGAATGCCGCCGCCAAGTCTGCATAGAATTCAGCCATGTTCACGTTGTGCTTTTTAGCTGCCGGATAGTAGTCACTGAACATCATGTTCATGGCCGCATAGAATTCTTCTTTTGTGCAATCCATCCCACGCGGGGCCATGTAAGTAGAGGTCTGTTCTATCGTCCAGTGTTCGCCGGTGGAGCCGTCGGCGTTTTCCATGTTATGCACCCATTGTTTCAAGTCGCCGGAATCTTTTGCGATGCGAAGCATTCTTGCAAAGTCATTCATGGCAACGTAACAGCGCACAATGCTTTCAAACTCTGTCAGGCTTTTGGAGGATATTGCATCACCCATGCAATAATAGGCTTCTTCCATCAAGCGCTGTTCATAGTCCTCAAAGTCCTTGTATGTAAGCTCTTTCAAGCCTTACACCCCCTGTTCAGCGCATATCCTCCGCATAGCGGCGTTTATATTCGCGGTCATCCTGGTCTGTGTCCATCCGGCGGCGCATGTCATCCGCATAACGGCGGTCACGGCGCATATCGTTGCCATAACTCCCGCGCATTTTTGCTTCCCAACCGCCATCATGGCTGTAACCCTCTTCTTCCATGATGTCATCAAGGTTGGCAATGCTCTGTGTGACCTTGTAAACCACGTCAAGATCACGAACATTCAAAGTGCCGTGACGGGAAACTTCATCCAGTTCATCACAAAGCATTTCCCGGATGTCATTCATTGCTTTCATGCTCATTGTTATTTTCCCCTTTCTTAACTTTCGCGTTCAACAATCAGATTGCTGTTGGATACGGAAATTGCCTGCGTGCTGCTATTTTCCACCGCTATTGTTACGCAGCATCCACGAGGAACCTCTACAAATGCAGCAATGTAAATATTGAAGAAATTTTCAACTGCCGCAGGTGTCACGGTTGCTGTGGCGCTATTCAGCGGCTCACCATTGATTGCAAGAGAAGCTGAAATCGCTTCAACTGTTCCTCCAGTTGGAATTGCAATATTCGCCCCAAACGAAATTTTGAATCGTGCCTTGCACTGATTTGTCAAACCGCGCAGCGTTACAATGCCAGACCCGGCACGGTGAACAATGCAGCTTTTTCCGCAAACTGCCGTTTCGGTAAGCGGCACATTCTGCCCTGCGGCAATGTTCACGATACTGGAATTCGTAAATTCAGCCATAAAATCGATCCTTTCATATAAGTATAGCGGCGGGACTGTTGCCCCGCCGCTTTTTTGCAAAATCAGCACGGAGCTGAACAGTTTCCAATTTGGAAACAGTTGCTATTGCTATTCGGTTTTAGCAGTTGCAGGTGCCGCAATTCCCATACTGATACGGTGCGGGAACGGGGAAAGCCGGAACAGGGCGGGGGTTGTAATAGGCAAGCTGCCCGCTCATATAGGCTTTCAGCGTTTCATTCTGCGCAGCCTGACTTGCGGAAAGCTGTGCAGCAAAAAGCTGCTGGCTCTGCTCTGCAATCTTGGCATCCTTAGCTTCAATGCGCTGCGCCGTCAGCGCGTCAAGCACCGCGCGGGCGTTGGCGTTCTGATTCTCGATGATGTCCCGCGTGCCGTTCTGGATAGTCTGGCGCGTGTCGCAGGCCTGCGTAGCAAGGTTGTAATTTACGCCCTGAATCGCTTCGCGGGTTTCGCAGCAGCAATTGGCCTGCTGCATCTGCATTGCATTCAGCTGCTGCATAAATGCCGCCTGCTGGTTTGCGCGGCTGATTTCCGCCGACATAAAGCCCTGCTGCATAGCGTTCTGCACGCCGTTGACAAGCTGTGCCTGTGCATAGAAACCATCGCACAGGCCGTTGTTTACGTTGTCAATCTTGCGTTCGATGTTGGCAAAATCACTGGTGAGAATGTAGCCGTCAACTGCGCCTGTGCTGCCGTTGCCGCCAAAACCGTTGTTGCCCCAGTTGCCGCCCCAGCCGCAGAAAACGAACAGGAACAGGATAATAATCCACCAAGCACCGTCACCGCCGAAGCCCCAGCCATTGCCGCTACCGCTATTCGCGGGCTGAACAGGCATCGTCATCACAGTGCCATCCGAAGACAAACTCATAATTGTACTCCCTTCAAATAAATTTTATTGTCTAACCGTGCGCACGGATTAAACCTGTCACATAAACGACCTAAACTGCTGCGCCATCGCTTGCAGCTGGTTCAGCTGCGCTTGGCTCATCTGCCCTGATTGCAACAGCTTTTCTACTTCTTTCTTGGGGTCTCCCTGAAAATTCGCCCGGAACTGCTGAAACTGCTGCATCATCTGCTGAAATTGTCCCATCGCGCCCGGCATTTTGCCGCCACCTAAAACGTTAAACAGAGGGTTGCTCATTGTCTGCCTCCTTTTTCTTGCGCGTCAAAGGCTTGTCTGCCGTCAGAGCGTCAAAGCGGGCTGTCAGAGCGTTAAACTCCTGCCGTGTGACATATTCTTCTTTTGGCTTTTGCGCGGTATGTGTGGGCTGTTTCTGGCTTGCCGTGCGTTCCGAGTAGTCAAAAACGCGCAAAGGCTGCGGCATACCGCTGGCATCGGTGGATTTGATATAAAATGTGCTGTTTTCGCTGTCCATCAGCAGCACGCTGTTTCCTGCCGCGACCATATACGCTTTGGCTCCTTCTTCGCCCTGCACCCATATAATAGGCGCGGTCTGCTGCGCTGTTGGCTGCTGCTGCGGATACGCCGCCTGCCGGAGCTGTGCAAGCTGATCTGGCATAGCCGACGGCATCTGCTGCCCCATCGGATAATAGTTCGGCATATAGCCGGGCTGATACGGTACGCCAAACGCCATAGTCAATCATCCTTTCTGCCAATAATACAGTGGCGTTTCTTCGCCGCTGTCCCAAGTATCAAGCCAATCGCCGTCAACGACCGCGACAACGTGCGTTGCCATAGCCAGAATATATACGCCAGTCGGATTGTCGGCGGCGAAATCCGCAACGGTGTAACAGTCCGGGCAGGTGTTTGGCAGTGTGTGCCGCTGCCAGCCTTTCCGCCGCAGATAACTGCCCCAAACATAATTTGCCGTTGGCATATCATGCAGCAAATAGCCCTCAAGTGCTAATGCTGCGTATATATCTTCCCAGCTTTTCCCTGTTCCCGTCGCAATGGCCCGAACGGTGCAATCTCCAACACGCTTGTGTTCTGGATTTAGATTGATTTGTGTGTAAGCCATTTTTGTTTCCTCTAGCTTAATTATAAAAAAATAGACGTAAAAACGTGCGACACGAACGCGACAGTTTTACGCCAAGTTTATACAAAATATTTTACAAAAGTCTATTTACAATGCTACTTTAGAGTAGTATAATATAAGCAAAATAAGGAATAAACACACAATTATAACAGGAGGAAAACAAAATGACTAACACCATTATTAACAACATCAACGCAGATATCATCAGCAAGGCAAACGAAGCGAACAAGGCCGAAACCGAGCGCATCGTTAATACCTATCAGCAAATGTGGGGTAACGGAGATAGCTTTATAGCGAATGACATGGCTTTTCTTTTTGGCGGTGCACAGCGCAGCGGATTGAATGATGACGAAGAGATGGCAGCAGCTGTCAAGGCCGCAGAAACCGACCTGATTTATAAAGTTATCATCAAGACTTGGTTCAAGGATATGAGCCGCGCAGATGCTGTTGCTATCTGCAACAAGCTTTTTGGTAGCAGAGACAGCATTCAGATTTTTTCTGCAACACTAACCGCAAACGATGTTGCACGGAATTGGAATGCAGAGCACAGCAACGAGAAGCCCATTTACATGACCACCCGCGCTATTGAGGAGACTTTTGGAAGCATCTAAGGATGCAGGAGGCATCAAGATGGACATTACTCTCAAGGAATACGCTTTTAGACACGGCAGAACTCCCGCAACCGTGCGGCAGAAAGTTTTGCGCGGAGGATTTAAGACCGCGCACAAAATGGGCCGTGACTGGCTCATAGACGAAAATGAGCCTTATATCAAGCGCCCGACAAGGAATTCGAGGCAAAATCAAAAGGCAAAAGACGAGGAGGGGCAATGAAATGAAATCGTTGCCCCCGTTACCATCAAAAATTGTTACTGCATACCTTCTTCCGAACGAGTTATCCGCACTTTCAAACTTGCAAAAAAGGATGAAACTTGAAAGTCTTTCGGATGCGGCAAGGTATTGTATCTTAAAATGTAAATTGCCAGTGTATCCACTTCCACAACGTTCTGATATCGCATTTTACTATAGGAAAAGAATGGACATAGCCTTACACTTTGACGAATATGATGTATTACAAAACATTGTCAGCACAATGTCAAAGCAGTCCGGAAAAAACATTTCGATATCAACTGCAATTCGTAGCGCGATTGTATATGTATCGAAGCAATAAAAACAAGAAAGCCCCCGTTTGTGATTGAATGTATCACAAACGGGGGCTTTTCTTACCTTATTTTATTTTTTATCGCTTTGACTCTCCGATTAACCGTCCTTTCACTGCAATACAATTCCGCCGCAATATCGGCGTTGTGCAGCCCACGCCGCCGCAAGTCTAGTACGGCGTGTTCGTCATCGGTCAGGTCAAAACAGAGGTCATCATAGTCGCTGCGGCTCATTCGGAAATCAAACTTACTTCCCATTGCCAAAGCCCTCAAGAATCTGCTTGAAAGCCTGATGTAGACCGGTGGATGCCAGCCCGCTTGCAAGGCCGGACAAAATCACAGTAGCGGTAATTTCAGGCCAATTCATCCAGCAGGCCAGCGCAACACCAAGCGCCGCGCAAATCGTGGGAATATACCGGTTGTCAACATCCTTAATCCACTGCTTGACAATCCAGCCCACGCACAGGCAGATGCCAACAATCACGGGAATCATGTATTCGGACAGAAAAGAAATATCCATTTTGCTTTCTCCTTTTTTTAGCCGATCAGATGCTTCTGCAAAGCTTCCTTGGCTTTCTGCATCTGGTCAATGTTGTTTCCATCAAGGTTGTGGTCAAGCAGGGCAAGCAGTGCCTGCATGGTCACGTGCTGCCCTTCATCCATGCGGTCAAGCCGCTGTTTGTCGTTTCTCAAAAAGCCCTCCATAGCGTTCACCCGCGCTTCTAACTGGGTAATGCGTTTGTCCTGGTCGGTTTTTGGCTTTTTTATTGCGGTAATTACTTTGCTGATAGCCACTCCCCCGGCATACAGTCCGGCAGCAGCACCCGCCGCGTAAATCAAAAATGCCCAAGCTTCCGCGATCGTAAACGAAAATACATGCTGCATTGGCATCACACCTCCACGATGGGAATTCCATAGGCTACAGCCGCGTCATGTTCAATGCGGCATCCGCGATAGTCCTGCCAGCCAGGGGCGAACACCACAAAATCAGCGGTGCCCAGCAGCTTGAGGCTTTCGCCCAAATACCACAGCGGCGTTGCGTCAGTCGGGGCGTTCTCAAAAAATGAATCAATGACTGCTAAATTTTCGTGTGTTTTCATGTACACATCAGCAATCAAAACCTTGCGTTCCTTGATAATTTCTTCGTCCGTTTTGCCGCGCATCGGCTGAGAAATAAAAAGTTTTTTCACTGCATCACCCCACATACTCGGCCTTGTACAGCCCTGCATCAATCAGCTGCAGCTCTGCGCACTTGCGCATGATGTACCAGGCGTCGCCGCTGGATACCGGCCCAACGTCCAGCATCCACTGGTTGCCACCCACGCAGGTTTCGCGGTAGAGACCGGCTGCAATCAGCCCCAGCCCCTCACACAGGGCGCGGATGGTTGCGCGGTCGCCGCTGGAGATACGGCCAATAGTAATCCGCTGCTTGTCCAGCTTGTTGGGGGTGGTGTCCTCCGGGGTGGGCACGGTGTGGCCCTGCAGGCCCGCCTGGATCATCAGCTGCTCATAGTCCTTGTAGACCCGGTTGCAGTCCAGGCTGGTGCCGTAGCCGGGAATGCCCAGCGCATTGCGGCTGCTGTACTGCCACATGCCGTAGGGCAGGGGACAGGTGCACTTGCTGCTGTACTGCGCTACCCAAATATCATATTTGGACAGGAACTTGTGGTCCAACCGATTGCGGATAAAATTGCAGCTAGCATACAGGATGCCGTAATACCCTGCGGCCTCAATCTCCGACAAAAAGGCCTGTACAAGTGCCGTGCGCTGCGCGTTGGTCAGGCGCAGGATGCACGGCTCGTACTCGATATCATACGCCACCGGCAGGCACAGGTGCTTGCCCTTAATCGCGGCCAGGCAGCAGCGGGCCTCCTGGCGTGCCTCCGCCGGGGTGCTGGCATAGCTGTACCAGTACACGCCGTACTGGATGCCCAGGCGGGTGCACTCAGCGGCGTTGCGCTCAAACTGGGGGTCTTTCTGGCTGCTGTAACGGCCATACCCGGCGCGCAGCATGGCGTGGCGGATGCCCTTGTCATACGCCGCCTGCCAATCAAATTTGCCTTGGTGTTTGCTTACGTCAATAGCATAATTCATGTATTCCACTTCCTTTGCGTGTCGTACGCTGCTGTAACTGCCCAGCTTGACCGCACTGCTGGCCGTGCTAAAATCGTTGTCCAGCCAGTTCAGCGGGTTGGCGCGCTGACCTTTCCAGCGCACTTCAAAATGCAGGTGTGCGCCGTAACAGTTGCCGGTATCGCCGCTGTAGCCGATCAGCTGGCCTTCCCGCACTTGCTGCCCCTGAGTCACGCAGAGCTTGCTCAGGTGGGCATACAGAGTTTCGAGTGTGCCATACTTGTAGGTCGTGTGGCGCAGCTTGACCATGTTGCCATAGCTGTTGATGTCCCCCTGGGTGCGCTTGCCGTTCCAGCGGTAGGCCGTCTCCACTGTGCCGCCCTCTGCGGCGTATACCGGCGTGCCCACCGCCGCGCGGAAATCCAGCGCCCGGTGCAGGCTGCCGTCATTGTAGAGCCAGCCTGCGGTGATAATGTGTTGGGCCAGGGGCCAATGCAGCAGGGCTTCTTCATTCTTCAGCCGCATTTTTATCCTCCTTATTTTGTCCTCTTCCACATATAAACCGCCAGATAGGGCGGCATGTTGTTGTGAGCTTTCCCGGAACCGCCGGAGGCGACTGTTACGGTTTTGGATTCCCAGTTCGGAATACCCCAGCCTCCTGATTGCGTTTGAACATACGCATCCGCAGAGCTTCCGGTTTTGGAGCGTATTACGTTGCTTCCGTTGGTTACAGACAACGAATAATTCGGTAGCTCGCTTTGTGTAAGCGTATGGGCGGATTCACCCCCAGTAGCACCTGCGGGAAAACTACCAGAAGCACCAAGCAAAAAGCGTTCAGAAATTCTTTCCCAGGTACCGCCAAATAAAGACTCTGGGCTTGTATTGCTTACGGTCATGTAAATACTGCCAATCGGCCAGGCTGCAAGTTTTGCTTCCGCGATGGCCGCCTTCACCGCCGCCGGCGTTGCCGCAACACCACCATTGGTCGAACTTGTTGAACTGGTCGAATCACTCAATTTCACACCGCCCAAAGTCGAAGCATTACCTGTCGGCAGTGTGTACTTAGTATCTGTTGTCGGCGGTGTGTATCCCAAAGCACTTGTTACATTCGCTTTTGTCAAACTAATCGTGCCGGAATTCTCCGTAATGTTACTCCCGATTTTTACACCACCCAAAGTCCAAGCACTCGCGGTTGGCAGTGTGTACTTGGTATCAGTCATAGGTGGCGTATAACCCAGTGCATTTGTCACGTTAGTCTTACTAATGCTGATCGTGCCGCTGTTCACTGTAATATTGCTGCCAATCTTTACGCCACCCAGGGTTGAACTGGTAGCGGCAGGCAGCGTATAGGTACTGGAGGAGGCCGGTGTCATATAGATCTGGTTGCTGTTCAGCGTTCCTTCACTCTTAGCATTATCATACTGGGCTTGCGTCAGGTAGTTGATCACCAGGTTGTCAAGTTTTGTATCCGTCGCCATAATCAAATACCTCTCGTCACAATCGCGCTGATTGCGGATAGTCCGCTCGGCAGTCCCGTCAGTTTTCCGCCGCTGATGCTCAGGCTCAGGCTGGTGCTGCTTGGGCTGCCGTATATGGCGCCCTTGTAATACTTGTCGCCTGCAAACGCAATCAGGCTCGTAGTCTGCCCGCCCCAGCCGCCTTGACTGGTTATGGTGCCGTAGCCCCAAATCTTAATGGTTCCGCTGGCGGTCTTAAAACTAACGCTTGGGCTGGTGCTGGTAACGGCATAAGCCTCTACATTGTTATTGCCACTGCCGCCAGAACTCCCGCCGCTGGTATAAGTACCTGTCACACCAAAAATGCTCACACCGCTCTTAATGTTCCCGGCCACCAGGTTTGCATCGCCCTTGATTGTCTGTGTCCCGCTCAGGTATTGCCCAGATGCAATGCTCTGGTCGGTTGTCTTCGGGATGTAAGTTGCTGCGCTTTTTTTGGTCACATCACTGCCAATATAAGTGCTCGATATCGCATTCACGGTCACTTTGCTCAGTCCGTCATATCCGCTGTCCAGGCTTACCGTCTGGGTGCTTTCACTGGGACTGACCGTTTTGGTCTGCAAGCTTGGCGTGTTTCCGCCACTGCTGCTCCCGGCATAACTGCCTGTCACATTAAAAATCTTTACGCCGCTCTTAATATTGGCCGCAGTCAAATTGCTGTCACCCTTAATCGTCTGGGTTCCATTCAAATACTGGCCGGATGCAATGCTCTGGTCACTCGTTCCCGGCGTATAAGTCGCAGCACTTTTTTTCGTCACGCCGCTGCCCACATAAGTTTTTGATACTGCATTCACTGTAACCTGGCTCAAACCATCATAGCCATTGTCGGCCTTAACCGTCTGTGCGCTCTCACTGGGGCTTACGGTCTTGCTCTGCAAACTCGCCCCACTGGCACCGCCCGTCACAAAGCCGCCCTGCATATCTACCTGCGTACTTCCTAAATACACACCCATGCAACTGTCACCACCTTCTGAGCGTAACGTTTGTCGCGCCAACGCTGGTTGCCGTTATGTCAATGGTTTTTGCGCTGCTGCCGTCCCATGCGCCCTGACTGGTTCCGTTCAGTTTGATGGTCAGGCTGTTATTTAGTTTTTCGGCGCTCGTTGCGGAGCCGCCCGCGTTGCTGGAACCGGCATAGTTTGTGGTTCCGGTGACTTTGGCCCCTGTGGCACTGTGGGCAATTACCCCTTTCGGCAGGTCGGCAGCCTGCACCGTATCACCGGTCAGGTCGAGGACAACTTCATCATTGATAACAACCTTGTTTACGGCCATGCTCAGCCTCCGATCGTCAACGTCTGGCCGCCAGCCGCATTATCAACGTATGTGGCCGGGATCGCCTGCACAGTAACTTGAGACAGGCAGTTATACGCTTTGTCGGGCAGCACAACCTGCTGCTCAAAGGTCGGCGTAACGCTCTTGGCCTGCGGCTTCATACCTTCGCTGCCGCTCATAGAGCCTTTCACGCCCAGGACCGTAACGCCCTCGCGGATATTTGTGGGCACCAGCTTGGCCTGTTCGGTCGCTGCGATGGTCACCCCGCCTGCGCCATCGTGGAAGCCCATGGGGATGGTGTACTTACCAGAAACGGTGCTGATTTCACCGTTGACTTCGCCGTTGTTGGGCATCGTGCCAGTCATTTTGGCGCCACGCGCGTAGAATGTTTTACCGTTCAAAACCTCCGCCACAGCTGCGGTGGCATCGCTGGTATCCGCGTCTTTCGTGCTGGTACCGGTAATGGGGGCGCCGGACTTGTCGTGCGCCGTGATACCTTTTGCCAGCTTGTCCGGAGTTACGGTATCTGCGGTAAGGTCAAGTTTCGTTTCCTTGCCGATAACAACCTTGTTTACGTATTTATTGGGCATTGTAGTATTCATCTCCTATTATCAGTGTGTAGCCGCTTGAATCGTTAGATACCTCGTACTGCGGTATCTTGCGGATTGTCACGTCTTTCTGCATCAGTTTTTTCGCCGTGGGCAAAACCTGCGCCGTAAACAACGGCGTGATGTCATATGGCCCGCTATACTCCGGCGCACTAACCACTGCGGTGCCGGTCACGTCCACCCGCACGGGTGCCGCTCCGGCAATGCGCACCGATACGGCGCTCTGTTGAGCCACTCGCACCTGGATCATGAGCCATCCGCCTCCTGGAATAAGGTCGGGCTCATTTTAAGAGCCAGGATCTCAGTCTGCGGCTGATCAGTGCTGTCCCGCAATGTGATGCGGGTGTCCATGTACAGCGTCTCGCCGCCCATGAATTTGTATGTCTCCGCCCGCGTCCAGGGGATAAGGATGATGTTCTGTCCTTCCTGCCGGGTGCAGTCGTCGGGCCAGACGTTGGTTTTAATGGCCGGGAAGCCTTTGCAGCTCTTCTGTTTGAACACAAATTCGATCCGGCTTACCTCGTCCAGGCTCATGCCGATTTCAACCGGCAGCGCAAATTGCGTTCCCTGTTTCATTCGTTTTTCTCCTCAGCGCCTTAATTCGGCATTTCTTCTTCCTCTGTTTTCGGAGTTTCGATGTTTGCCGCCGCTGCTTCTTCCGCTGCCATGTTCTCGCGCACGGCATTCAAAACGTTCTCCAAAATCAACTCCGTCACGGCAAACGGCAGCGTTGCTTCGTTAATTGCAGCAATAACTTTGCGTTTGCACTCTTTAATGCGTTTGTTGTCAGTCATGGGGCATCCTCCTTACAGCCGCGCGTTTACAGCGTTTTTCAGTGTGGCAATGGCGGCCAGAACCTCTTCGTCCAGGGCTACAAAGGACCCCCGGTTGTTCTGGCTGGTGATGTTGCCGTTACCGTCCAGTTCCATGTAGGTGTAGCTCACTCGCTCACCTTCGGCAGTCGTTACGACCGCCACGCCGGATAATTTTTTCATTGCAATTCCTCCAAAAGAATGTCTGCGGTTTCGTTCGCGCCTGTATCTATAGCGAGCAGGTCAGCTGCGGCATCGGTGCTGGCCTCCTGCGCTCTTGCGGCGGTGCTGGCTGCCAGCTCAACGCCTGCCGGTGATCCGGCAGGATAGCTGCTGTCGCTGCGGTCGGCGTAGCTGCCTTCATAGCCGCGCTGTGCGGCCATAGCCAGCCACGAAAATTTCTGCCCCGGTGCGCCGTGTACAATGGCGTACTGGCCGCAATCCTCCGCCCACAGGTGCCCGGTGCCGTCAAGGTCAGTCAGCAGCCAGGCGGGCTGCCCGTACTGGGCGATGGTCTCCGCATAGCGTGGGTCAAGGGCAATTAGGCACCAGCCGTCTGGGCTGCACCGGCCCTTACCCCAGTCCGCAAAGGTCGGCACGGGGGTCTCGAACGCGGCCATTTTGACCGCGCCGAAGCTGGTAGGCACCACGCGGGATTTGCTGCCCCAAACGTCCAGGTTGTGCACGTTGAGCTTGCCGCTCACGCCAACGCGGGTCGTGTTAAAGTCGGCATCGTTGTCATCGCTGCGGTTGTAGGTGATCTGCATCCCAACGTAAGATGTGGGGTCAAGTCCGTTGACCCAGCCGTACTTGGCGTACTTGCTGCACGCGCCAATGTAGCTACTGCCCGCCTCTGAGTACAACACACCAGTTAGCCCGATTGTCCCCGTGTTGATGGTGGCATACCAGGCAATGTGCCTGTTGTCGATGTACACACGCTCACCGGCCTCGGTGCCCATACGTATCCAGGCGTTGTCCAGATCGTACACCGTGTTGTACTTTAGGTTGTGCAACTGGCCTGTGGTGATATTGCCGCCGTTGATGATCGTCTTGTCCTGGTTCCAGGTACTCAAATCCGAAAATGTCACCACGCCGGATAGGTTGATCT